AAGACGTCGAGGAGTACGAGCGCGAGCAGATCCGGGCGAGCACCGCCGACCACCCCAGCAAGCCTGCAGCATGAGGTGGTGGTGATGACGATCTCCAACCGCATCTCCCTCGATGAGCTCCGGCGCATGGCCGTCGGCGACATCGCCGCTCTGCCCGCCGAGCAGCTCGCCCTCCTGCAGGACGAGGCCGCCGACGCCCTGCGCCGCGCCAAGACCGTCTGCGAATGGCTCGATGGGGCCGTGGCGCTGAAGTACGGCGATCGTGCCCACGCAACGCGCCAAGCCGCCGGCAAGGACACCGGGACCATCCGCTTCGATGACGGCGCGGTCACCGTGATCGCCGATCTGCCGAAGCGCGTCGACTGGGACCAGGACAAGCTCGCCGCTCTCGTCGAACGCATCCGGGCCGAGGGCGACGACCCCACCGAATACGTCGATGTCGCGATCAAGGTGCCCGAGCGCAAGTTCGCGGCCTGGCCGAGCCACATCCGCTCCGCCTTCGAGGACGCGCGCACCGTCCGCACCGGCAAGCCCAGCTTCCGTCTTTCCCTGAACACCGAGGTAACGTCATGAGCATCACGAAGAAGCTCGCGGTGCTCCGCGAGCACCATTACGGGCTGGACAAGCTGCCCGAGACCGTCCGGGTGCCGGCCCTTGGCGAGCGTCGCGACGAGACCGTCAAGCCGGTCGGGGCGGCCTCGATCGACGACTTGGCCTTCGTCCTCATCGGGCTGAACGAGCGGGCATCGGCGCTCTACCGCGAGATCGATGCGGTGCGCACCCTCCACGACGAGGCCCGCAAGGCCGGCGGGCTGGGAGCGGACGTCGCAATCGACGCCCTGATCGCGGCGAAGGGAGGCAAGTGATGGCCCTCCCGATCATCTCCGCCGATCAGCGGCTCGCCGAGCCGCGCGGCATCAAGGGCACGATCTTCGGCAAGTCCGGGATCGGCAAGACCTCGCTTCTCTGGACGCTCGACCCCGCCACTACATTGTTCATCGACCTGGAGGCGGGCGACCTCGCCATCGAGGGATGGTCCGGCGACAGCGTCCGGCCGCGCACATGGGCCGAGTGCCGCGACTTCGCGGTCTTCATCGGCGGCCCCAATCCGGCGCTGCGGGACGACCAAGTCTACAGCGAGGCCCACTTCGCGGCGGTGTGCGAGCGCTTCGGCGATCCGGCTTCGCTCGACCGCTATCACACGGTCTTCATCGACTCGATCACCGTCGCCGGGCGGCTCTGCTTCCAATGGTGCAAGGGGCAGCCCGAGGCGTTCTCGGAGAAGACCGGCAAGCCCGATGTCCGCGGCGCCTACGGCCTGCACGGCCGCGAGATGATCGCGTGGCTCACGCATCTGCAGCACACGCGGGCGAAGAACGTCTGGTTCGTCGGGATCCTCGACGAGAAGCTCGACGACTTCAATCGACGCATCTTCCAGCCGCAGATCGACGGCTCGAAGACCGGCCTCGAGCTGCCGGGCATCGTCGATGAAGTCCTGACGATGGCGGAGATCAAGGACGAGTCCGGCGCGCCGTACCGTGCCTTCGTCTGCCAGACGATCAACCCCTGGAACTTCCCGGCGAAGGATCGATCCGGCCGTCTCGATCTGATCGAGGAGCCGCATCTCGGCCGCCTGATGGGCAAGATCCGCGGCCCCGTGAAGCCCGCCTCCGAGCGGCTGGCCTATCGCAGCCCGCCCCCGGCCGCGACGGCGCCGACCTCCGACGCACCCACCCATTCCGAAAACGCCTGAACGAGGAGACCCCAGCCATGACTGGATCCTGGAACGATTTCAACGACGCCAAGCAGAACAGCAACATCATCCCCAAGGGCACGCTGGCCAAGGTGCGCCTGACGATCCGTCCGGGCGGATTCGACGATCCGGCGCAGGGCTGGACCGGCGGATACGCCACGCGGGGGACCACCGGCTCGGTCTATCTCTCGGGCGAGTTCACGGTTCTCGAAGGGCCCTACGCACGGCGCAAGATCTTCACCCTGATCGGGCTGTACAGCCCCAAGGGGCCGGACTGGGCGAACATGGGCCGCAGCCTGATCCGCGGCATGCTCAACTCCGCGCGCGGCATTTCGGACAAGGACACGTCCGCCCAGGCCCAGGCCGCGCGTCGCATCAGCGGCTTTGCCGATCTCGACGGGCTCGAGTTCGTGGCGCGGATCGACATCGGCACCGACACCAACGGCGAGGAGAAGAACGAGATCCGCGCGGCGGTGACGCCGGATCACAAGGATTATGCCGCCCTCATGGGCGTGCCCGGTGCGGCACCGCAGCCGCAGGCTCAGCCTTCCCAGCCCTCCATGCCGCAGCCGGGCACGCGCCCGTCCTGGGCGCAGTGAGGCGGCCATGCTGCTGCGTCCCCGCCAGAAGCAGTTCGTCGAGCGCAGCGTCCGCGCGCTCGACGAACACGGAAACACCCTCGGCGTCGCCCCGACCGGAGCCGGCAAGACGATCATGCTCTCGGGGGTCGTCGGTCGCATGGTCGGCGAAACCCCGAAGAGCACGGGCGCCAAGGCCTGCGTGCTCGCCCACCGCGACGAGTTGACCGCTCAGAACTGCAGCAAGTTCGGCCGGGTGAACCCGAAGATCACGACCTCGGTCGTCGATGCGAAGGAGAAGTCGTGGGCTGGACAGGTCACCTTCGCGATGGTGCCGACGCTGGCGCGCGCGGGCAATCTCGACCAGCTGCCCGCGCTCGACCTCCTGGTGATCGACGAGGCGCATCACGCGGCAGCCGACAGCTATAGGCGCATCATCGACACCGCGCTCCAGCGCAATGCCATGTGCCGGATCTATGGCGTCACCGCGACGCCCAACCGGGGCGACAAGCGCGGTCTGCGCCCGGTGTTCTCGAACGTCGCCGATCAGATCCGGATCGGCGAACTGATCGCCTCCGGCCATCTCGTGCCGCCGCGCACCTTCGTCATCGATGTCGGCGTCCAGGACCAGCTCACCAAGGTGCGCCGCACGGCCGACGATTTCGACATGGCCGAGGTCGACGCGATCATGAACCGGTCGCCGGTCACGGACGCCGTCATCCGCCACTGGCGGGAAAAGGCGGGCGAGCGCCAGACGGTGGTGTTCTGCTCGACCGTGGACCACGCGCGCAACGTGACCGCCGCTTTCAACGCAGCCGGTGTCGCCGCCGGGCTGATCCACGGCGACATGGCCGATACCGACCGCAAGACGACCCTCGACGCCTACGCCGCCGGAGAGCTGCGGGTCGTCGTCAATGTCGCCGTCCTGACCGAGGGGTGGGATCACCCGCCGACGAGCTGCGTCGTGCTGCTGCGGCCGAGCTCCTACAAGTCGACCATGATCCAGATGGTCGGTCGCGGTCTGCGCACGGTCTCGCCCGAGGAGCATCCCGGCATCATCAAGACCGACTGCATCGTGCTCGACTTCGGCACCTCGACCCTGATGCACGGATCGCTGGAGCAGGACGTCGATCTGGACGGTCGCGAACCCTCCGGCGAGGCGCCGACCAAGGATTGCCCCGACTGCGGCGCCATCGTGCCGCTCGCCACCACCGAATGCCCGCTGTGCGGTCATGTCTGGGAGCGTCCCGAAGGCGACGAAGCAGCGCCGCTCGGCGACTTCGTGATGTCCGAGATCGACCTCCTGAAGCGGTCGAGTTTCCGCTGGTGCGATCTCTTCGGCGACGATGCCGCGCTCATCGCCAACGGCTTCAATGCCTGGGGCGGTGTCTTCTTCCTGAACGGCCGGTGGTACGGCATCGGCGGTCTGCAGAAGCAGCGGCCTCATCTGCTGGCGATGGGCGAGCGCACTGTCTGTCTGGCGGCGGCGGACGACTGGCTCAACGAGCATGAGAGCGACGAGAGCGCGCACAAGACGCGCCGCTGGTTGAACCAGCCGCCCACCGACCGGCAGCTCGCCTTCCTGCCGCCGGAGTACCGGCAGGACTTCGGGCTCACCCGCTACCAGGCATCGGCGCTGCTGGCCTTCCGCTTCAACCGCGACGCCATCCGCTCCCTCGTCTTCGGGGCGGCCGATGCCGCGCCCGAAGCAGCCATAGGGAGGGCGGCATGAGCCATGGCATCTGTTTCCCCCACCACGGCCGAGGACCGGCGGCGGCTCTGGCATCCGCGTGGAACGCTCTGTGCTGTCTGCCGGCGACCCACCCGTGGCTTTGGCTTGTTCGATCCGCACCGGTCGAAGCGGCCCCGGCCATCGGTCTGGTTCTGCTCGATGGCCTGCCAAGGCTTCTGGACGCGCTTGGCGCGGGAGCGCTGGGCCATGGTTGATCTCACCGAACAGGAGAAGGCGGCGATCCGCGCCGCCATGAAGCCGGTCGCCGAGATCATGGAGGAAATCGGCTGGCAGGCGCGCTTCTCCGACCTCACGGAGGCGCAGGTGCTCACGCTCATCGAGGTCGCCGTCGGCGGCTTCCAGGACGCCATGCACGCCATGGCAGCCGACGCCGACGCGGAGGTGCCGTTCTGATGCTCGACTATAACCACCGCCCCACCTGCGCCGAACGCATCAATGCGGTGATCGACGGGGCGATCGCCGCTGAACGCGCGGCGGTTGCGCCCAGGACCTACCTCGGCGGCTCCCGCCTTGGACACGGCTGTGAGCGCGCTCTGCAATTCGAGTTCGCGGGCGCGCCGAAGGATGAGGGCCTGGAGTTCTCCGGGCAGACGCTGCGGATCTTCGAGATCGGACACGCGCTCGAAGATCTTGCCATCCGCTGGCTGCGCGGTGCCGGGTTCGATCTCTATACCCGCAAGGGCAACCGTCCGGACGGCGAGCAATTCGGCTTCTCGGTCGCTGGTGGCCGCATCCGCGGTCATGTCGATGGGATCATCGCCGCCGCACCCCAGCTGCTGGGCATCGGCGTTCCCGCGCTCTGGGAATGCAAGACGATGAACGCCAGGAACTGGCGCGAGACCGTGGCCAAGGGCGTGGTCGTGGCGAAGCCCGTCTACGCGGCCCAGATCGCCCTCTACCAGGCCTATATGGAAGCGCAGGTCCCCGGCATCTCCGACAATCCCGCGCTCTTCACCGCCGTCAACAAGGACACCGCCGAACTGCACCACGAACTCGTGCCGTTCGACGCGGGGCTCGCCCAACGCATGAGCGATCGCGCCGTGCGGATCCTTGAGGCGACGGATGCAGGGGATCTGCTGCCGCGCATCGCCACGACCCGGGATTTCCACGAGTGCCGAATGTGCCCGTGGGCGGAACGCTGCTGGGGGCTGCCGGCATGAGCGGGAACAAGGTCGTCTCCCTCGATGCGTGGCGCGACTTCAACGACGCCGCGCCGCAGGCCGATCCGTTCGACATCGAGCCGGATCCAGAGCAGATCGCCGTCTTTCTCGACGTCGTCTTCGGTTACTGCGAGGGCTGGGTGCCCCTGCGCGGGTTCGTGGACAAGGGCCAAGGCATCGACGGCCGACCCCACAACGCCTGGATCGAGATCGACGACAGTTTGCTGGAGAAGGCGGTTTCCTTCGCCGGTTGGGCAGCACGCGAAGGGGCGGCCTTCTATGTGGTGCCGGGAACGGTCGCCGAGACCGGCAAGGCCAAGGCCGCCGATGTCCAGCAGATGCAGACGGTCCTGGTCGACCTCGACGCCGGAGATATTGCGGCCAAGCTCGACCACCTCATCCGGCATCTCGGCGAGCCGACACTGCTCGTCGAAAGCGGCGGCCGGACGCCGGACGGTCTCGACAAGCTGCATGTCTGGTGGCGCTTGAGTGAACCGGCCGAGGGCGAGGACATCTCGCTGCTCTGTCGGTTGCGCGGCGACATTGCGGTCAAGGTCGGCGGCGACACGCATTTCCGCTCGGCCCACCAGCCGATCCGTCTGGCCGGCTCCGTCTATCACAAGGGCGGCTTCAAGCGGCTGGTCAACATCCGCCGCCACAGCCCGCGGGTCGAGGTCCATTTGCGCGACTTCGCCGAGCTCGTCGCCGACATGCCGCCGCTTGCCGGCGTTGGTTCCGAGCCAGCCCCCTCGACCGACAAACCATCGATCACCGATGTCCTGACGACGCCGGTCCGCGAAGGCGGATCGGACGATTGGACCCGCTTCCAGGGGGCGAGCGCCGCGATCGGCCACTACGTCCGCATGGCTCACGAGGGCCGCATGAGCCGCGACGACGCGTGGGAGGCGATCTGCCAGTACAACGCCGCCCAGCTCCGTCCCAGCTGGCCGCTCGAACGTCTCGCCTCGGAAGCACAGCGCCTCTGGCGGCTGCACGAAGAGCGCCATGGGCCGGCCCTCGAACGGATCGCCGTGCCGCCGATGTCCGCGCTGCCGGTTTTCACGCTCGGCGCACTGCTCGACGACGTGAGCCCGATGCCCGACGACATCATAGCGCCGCGATTGCTGACGCCCGGCGGGATGCTGGTGCTCGGCGGAGCCCCCAAGGTCGGCAAGAGCGACTTCCTGATCAGTCTGCTGGTCCACATGGCGGCGGGCGTGCCCTTCCTCGGCTTTGCGCCGAGCCGGCCTTTGCGGATCTTCTATCTGCAGGCAGAGATCCAGTACCATTACCTCCGGGAGCGCCTTCAGGCGATCCGGATCGAGCCGGCGCTCCTGGCCGCGGCGCGCGACAATCTCGTCGCCACGCC